TATCCTACTAAAATATATGATACATTTTTAGCAGAATGTGTATTAACTACTGGATTAGAAGATAGAGAATTAGGATTAAAAGCTCTAGCTTGGAAATATTGTGGTGTACTTTTAGATAAAGAGATTAGAAGTCAAATTCATAGAGAAGGATTATCTACTAGAGTAATACAATACGCTGCAAATGATGTAGCTTATTTACATTTAATAAGAGAAAAGCAATTAGTAGAAATTGAAAAATTAGAATTAAATGCTGTACTTGATTTAGAAAATGAAGTAGTTAAAGTATTTGCTAAAATGGAATTTCATGGAATACTGTTAGATCCAGATAAATGGATGGATGTCGCTAAAACAACTGAATCCAATGTAATTAATCTACAATTAGAACTTGATGAAATAGTATTAAATGAACCTAAATTATCTAAGTATGTTCCAAAGTATAAACAAACAGATTTGTTTGGTTTTGAAAAAAGAGACTTAGATATTAATTGGAGTAGTAATGCTCAGAAATTAAAGATAGTAAAAGATTTAGGTATTAATATTGATTCTGTAGATGAGAGAAATCTATCAAAGAATAAAAGAAAACATATTATAATGTCTAAGCTATTAGACTATTCTAAACAAGCTAAATTAGTTACTTCTTTTGGTAAAAAGTTTTTAAGTTTTATTAATCCTAAAACACAAAGAATACATTTCTCTATATGGCAAATTCTATCAACGGGTAGAATTAGCGTAAGTGAACCTAACTTAAATCAAATTCCATCTAAAGGAGAATTAGGTAAAAAGATAAGAAGTTGTTTTATACCTAAAGAAGGTTATAGTATTGTAGGTGGAGATTTTAGTGGTATGGAATTAAGATTAATAGCTGAATTTAGCCAAGATAAATTATGGTTAGATGCTTTTAATGCCGGACAAGATTTACATTCTGTACTATGTGCTAAAACATTTGATATTTCAATTACTGATGTTAAACAAGAAACACCATTTAAAGCTGGTGTAACTTATAGAGATGTACAGAAGACAATTAACTTTGGGTTAGCCTATGGTATGTCTAAATTTAAATTAGCAGATACCATAGATATTTCAGTAGACCAAGCAGATAAAATTATTAAGAAATTCTTTGCTGTAGTACCTCAAGTTAATTCATTTTTAAATCTGTTAGGTAACACAGGCAAGAAAAATGGACAAATAAGAACTGCTAGACCATTTAGAAGATTAAGACAATTTGGTAATTGGCAATCAGCTATGGAAAATCAAGGTTCTTCTGATAGTTTTAAAGCTTTAGGTGAAATAGAAAGAGCATCAAAGAACTCACCAATTCAAGGCAGTAATGGGGATATAATCAAATTAGCTCTAATTAATGTTCAAAATAGAATAGATGCTAATAATTACCCAGTGACAATTATTCTAGCTGTTTATGATGAAATTCAAACTGAATGTAGAGATGATTTTGCAGAAGAATGGAAATTAATTTTAAATGATATAATGATAGAATCAGCAAAAGTAATAATTAAATCTATTCCAGTAGAAGTAGATTGTAAAATATCAAAATCATGGACAAAATAATAAATTTATGACAAAAACAACAAATGATCTTTTTACAAAAGATTTAAATAAAGAAATTAATTCTCTTATAGATAAATTCATTAAATTAAAAACTAATGCGTTAAAACAAGGGAATTGGCATATGAATAGTCATTATACTGCAGTATTATTAGGTATTAAAGAAGTATTAGAAATATATTGTGATGATAATCTGGCACAATTAATCTATTCTGATTTAATTAGATTAGAAGAAGATGAACTAATTATTAATTACCCTATTATATGATAGTAGAATTTAATAAAACAGAATGGAATAAAATTTATGTATGGAAATCTAATATTTGGAAAGCTCCTGCATTTACAGATACTAATAAAAAGTATTCTAAATTTAAAATGTGGAGAAAAGAAACAATAGATGGAAATAATTATTTACTTCCAGGTTGTCCTGATGATTTTCAAGGATTAGTTTATGTAACTAAAAGAATTATTAATTATAATGTAATTGTACTATGGAGACAACAAGTAATTTAAAAAAAGATTTAGATTTTTTATTTTCTCAAATTTTATCAGAAGTTAGTGCTGATACTGGAATATCTATTTCTAATATTATTAGTAAAAGTAGAAAACCAGAAATAGTAAAAGCTAGAGCATTACTCTCTTATATGTGTAGATATAAATTAAGTATGACTTATAATTATATAGCAAGTAAATTAAATATTATAAGTCATGCTAGTGTTATGCATTTAGCTAATAATATTTATCCACAACACTATAATGATAGTCATGTATTTAGATTATCAGTAGGTAGAATGATTATTAAAGTATCTGAAATACTTAAAACAGAAAAAACTGTTGATGCTCCTGATCTCCTAATTGCTGAAATAAGAGATAAACTTCTTCAATTAAATATTGTAACTACTTCTATTGTAGAAACTTTAAAATTATATGAAGAAAGTAATATAGTAAATACAATTGTAGAAACTAAAAAAGAATTAGAAACAACTTAAAACTAAAAATTATGAAATTAAAATTAACATTACAAAAGATATACTTGCAGAAAGTATGTATTGCAAAGGAACAATAGGAGGTAAAGTAGGTCAAAACTGTGCTATAGGTAAAGCTATTTATAATTTATTTGGAAATAAAAGTTGGGTAGCTAGTGAAAAAATAGAAATTTTTAAAACTGATATTGATTTTGAAAATATCGCTTGGTGGACTGAACCAAAATATAGTATTACATTACCTATTGAAGCAGCAATGTTTATTGATATTTTTGATAAAAAAACTCCATTTGAAAGATTAGAAATGGATGCACTTTCATTTGAAGTAGATATACCTGAAGCAGTAATTGAAGAAATAGGTATTAATGAAGTACATCAGATATTAGAGAAAACCCCTAGTTTAGAACTAGTAAATTAAAAACTTAAAATTATGAGAGAAATTAGACAAAAAAAAACAAGTTAATAATTTCTCTCATAAACAATGTATCTCCTAGTTATATTTAAAAATATGAAACTATTAACTAGGAGCTACGTATATGATTGTAAAATCATATTATGTTACATAAAGAAATAGTTCACTTTAAATCAGGTATTTATAAAATTACCAACTTAGTTAATCAGAAATTTTATATAGGAAGTTCTGTAAATCTTTATAATAGATTTCATACACACAGTACAAAACTAAAAACACAAGTACATACATCTAAACATCTTCAAGCTTCTTATAACAAGTATGGAAAAGACAATTTTATATTTGAAGTTATAGAATATTGTAAAAAAGAGATTTTGGTTGAAAGAGAACAATGGTTTTTAGATACACTAAATCCTCAATACAATAAAAGAAAAGATGCTACTTTAAACTTAGGGGTATTAAATTCTGTAGAAACACGTAAAAAAATAAGTGAAAGTCTTAAAAAGGCATTTAGAGAAGGTAGAAAAATTGGAAAATGTGTAAATAATATTCCTGTAACATTATTTGATTTATTTGGGAATAAAATAGCTGACTTTGAAAGTGGTAGAAAATGTGCAATTTTTATAGGTACTGTAGGAAGAAATTTACCTATTACTATTGCTACACACAGTAAGGTTAAAAAAATAGCAAAGAAATACTACGTCTTAAAAAAAGAGGATTCACATCTAATTAATCAATATTTAAATTTACCTAAAGTATATAACCATGCTATAAAAGTAAAATTAATTGATACTTGGTTTTCTTCTTTTATTATTTTTACTTCTATAAAAGAAATGGCAGCATTTTTAAATATTAAATTAGATACTGTACATAATAGAATAAAAAAGAAAAAATTAATTTTAGAGAGGTATTTTGTAGAACGTATAATTTAAAAAATTTATATTTATGAGAAATTTAAGGCAAAAGGAAGTTAGTGATTTTCTTTGTAATCAAGAGTATACTATAGCATTAGTTTGTGCTAGATTTGGAAAAATTAAAACTACTTTTGATTATTTAAATCAAAAATCTTATTCTAATATTCTCATAATACATCCTACTATTCCTATTAAAAAATCATGGTTAGATGATGTTGAAAAGTGGAAGTTTGATGGATCAAGATTATCTTATAGTACTACTGCGTCACTTAGTAAGTTAACTAAGAATAAATATGATTTAATAATTTGCGATGAAATTCAAATGTTTTCTATAAAACAACTGCAAAATTTAAGATTTATAATTAAAAACCAAGATGTAAAAAAATGTATTGCACTAACTGGAACTTTAACTAAAAAATCATTACAAACTATTAAAGAATATACGGGATTAGAAATAGGTGTTACTTATACAACTGAACAGGGTATTAAAGATGGATTTATTACAGATTATAGAATAACTGTAGTACTAACTGAATTAGATAATCAAAATAGATATATTCCAATTACTAAAGGTAGTTCTATTAATCAAACAGAACTTCAAAAATATAATTGGTTAACTCAAAAAATAGAATATATTAAAGAACAATATGGTAATTTAGGATTACTTCCTATTATGAGAATGGCAATCTTTAAAAATTCTTTAGCTAAGAAGAGATTAACTAAATTATTAATTGAAAAGTATAAACACGAAAGACTATTAGTATTTTGTGGTACTACTTCTGTTGCAGATGGATTAGGTATTCCAGTATTTCATAGTAAATCTACTGAAGTACAATTAAAAGATGATTTTTGTTCTGGTAAGATACAGCATTTAGCTGTATGTAAAATGTTAAATGCCGGAGTAACTGTACTTCCTATTAACAGAGCTATAGTAAATAGCTTTGATAGTAA